GCCACCGTCGACGCGGGCAACGAGTGGCTGGCGAAGCACGACGCGCAGGAAAGTGCCGCGCCTGTCGACTTCGCCGCGTCGAAGCAGGCGCAGTTCAACACCTTCGTAGCGGCGCTGCCTGAAGTGACGCTGGGCGCGGACCCTGACGACCCGACGTAACCCGCTTGACCTCAGATTCCAGATTCGTGTAAGAGGGAGATCCTGTGACGATTCGAACCGAGAAGCGCAACGTTGGCCCCCTGGACATGCGCGCCGACGTGACGTCCATCAACGTCGAGAAGCGCACGTTCGAGATCATGTGGAGCACTGGCGCGAAGGTGCTGCGCTCCAGCTGGTACGACGGGCAGTTCTGGGAAGAGCTTTCGATGGACCCGAAGGCGATCCGCATGGGCCGCCTCAACTCGGGCACCGCTCCGTTCCTCATGGATCACAACCGGAACCGGGTCGTTGATACCCCCGGCGTGGTCGAGAGCGCCCGAATCGAGGGCGGCAAGGGCTACGCGGTCATTCGCATGTGCTCTGAGGGGATCGACCCCGAGGCGGACAAGCTGTTTGCGAAGATCGCCGACAAGGTCGTCCGCAACGTTTCCGTCGGCTATCGCACCTATGCTGTCGAGAAGACCGAGGGGATCAACACCAAGGTCCCGACCATTCGCGCGACCGATTGGGAGCCCCACGAGATCAGCTCGGTCACCGTCGGCGCTGAACACGGCGCTGGCGTGCGCAGCGACGACCCGGCGCAGCTCCACGAAGTCACGATCACCCACCGTTTCACCACCAACGAGGAACCGACGATGACCCCCGAAGAGATCAAGGCACTGCAGGAGAAGCAGGCGTCGGAGGCGCGCGCTCTGGAGCTTAAGACCGCCGCCGACCTCGCCGTGAAGCTGGACCGTGAGCGCAGCGCGGGCATCACCCACGCGTGCAAGGCACTCGGCCCCGACGGCGCCGAGCGCGCCGCGAAGCTGATCGCCGACGAGAAGATGACGCTCGACGGCGTGCGCAAGCTGGTGCTCGACGAGCTCGCGACCCGCGATGTGCAGGACGCGCCCACCACCCACGCCCGCGTGACTGGCGTGGCCGGCGGCGACGAGCGTGACAAGCTGGTGCGCGGCATCAGCGCGGCGATCTTCGCGAACAGCGGCCGGTTCGGCGCGAACGTGGCCGAGGCGCAGAAGCGCGGCCTCGCCGGGTTCAGCAAGGCTGAGGTCGATCTCGATCCCGCGCAGTTCCGTGGCATGAAGCTGAGCGACATCAGCCGCATGTTCGCCGAGCGTGGTGGCAAGTCGACGCGCGGCATCTTCGGCAACGAGCAGCTGTTCGACCTGGCCAAGCGCGCTTCGACCACTGACTTCGCGGTGCTGTTCGAGAACGTCATGTACAAGCTGCTCCGCGCTGCCTACGGCGTGCAGCCCTCCACCTGGCGCCGCTGGGTCGGGATCGACAGCGTCAAGGACTTCCGCAACTCGAACCGCTTCATGAAGGGTGCTTTCTCGAACACTCTGCCGGTGGTGCTCGAGAACGCCGAGTATCAGCAGATCGCGATCCCGGATGGCGCGAAGCTCGCGATCCAGACCGAGACCCGCGGCGGGACGATCGGCATCAGCCGCCAGGCGATCATCAACGACGACATGGGCGCGCTCGCGTCCCTGGCTTCCGACTTCGGCGCTCTCGCGGCCGACACGCTCGAGGCCGAAGCCTACCGCGTGCTGCTCCTGAACGGCGGGCTCGGCCCCACCGTCGGCGCTGCTCCGTTCTTCGACGACGCCGTCAACGCGAACGTCGCGACGACCAGCGTGCTCGGCGTCGCTGGGCTCGGCGTGGACAAGGCGAAGATGCGCGCTCAGGTGCGCGGGAACAGCTACATCGACCAGAACCCCCGCATCCTGCTCGTGCCCGTGGGGCTCGAGGACGACGCGCGGATCCTGAACGAGTCGGCGACGGACCACACCACCGCTCTCGACGGCAAGCCGAACCTCCGCCGCGGCATGTTCGGGGACATCGTGTCGAGCCCCCGCATCACCGGGACCCGGCGCTACCTCTTCAGCGAGGCGAAGGAAGCGTTCAAGATGGTGTTCCTCGAGGGCTCTGGCGAGGGCCCGACGATGTCGAGCGAGGAAGGCTTCCTCACCGACGGGATGACCTGGAAGGCCCGGATCGACGCGAAGATGGTTCCGTTCGACCCGAAGACCGCCGTGACCTCGGCCGGCACCGCGTAAGCGCGGGACGATGATCGAGGCGGCGACCCAGCGAGGTCGTCGCCTTCATTCACCGCCTCACCTTTCACCCACGGAGAAAAGCAAGATGACCACCGAATCCCTGCGCGCCCCCGGCCGTTTCCTCACCCTGGCTGCTCCCTATGATCGGCTGACCTCGGGCCTCGGCGCGATGATCGGCAGCATCTTCGGCGTGTCCCTCGACACCGTCCTGAGCGGTGCCGACGGCGTGTTCGACACCGAGGGCAAGCACTACCTCCTGAAGACCTCCGCGCAGGAGTGGGCGGCCGGTGACAAGCTCTACTGGAACGCGGCGACCAAGCTGGTTGACAACGTGTCCACTGTGGGTCCGTTCATCGGCTACGCCACCGCTGCCGCGGCGAACCCGTCGGCCAGCGGCTACGTCAAGCTCGCCCCCGGCAGTTCGCTGCTCGAGGGCGTGCAGGCGGCTGAGACTGCTGCTGCTGCCGCCGCCGGTGCGTGTGCCGGTGGCGCGACCCCGAGCGCGGCGCAGGTCGACACCGCGATCGCCACCGCGGTCGCCCCCCTGGTGATCACGATCAACAGCCTGATCACCAAGCTCGAGATCGCTGGCATCCTCACCCCGAACTAAGCTGCGATGGGCTTCGCCGACCTCCTGGCTGTGGCTGACGCGACTGTCCGGCAGAAGCTGGGCGGCTCCGTCACCTACACGCCCGGGGTTGGCGTCGCCGTCACCGTTGACGGGATCTTCACCGCCCCGCACACCGTCGCCGCTGATGCGGCGCAGGGCGGCGGGGTGTCGACGGTCTCGCCGACGTGCTTCCTGACTCTTGACGATCTCCCGAGCGATCCCGAGAGCGACACCGCCGCACGCCTCACCGTCTCGGGCGTCGTTTACCGCTGGGACACGAACGCCTCTGAGCCTGACGGGCTCGGGGGGATTCTCCTCCGCCTGCACAAGGTGCCCTGATGGCTCACGAGCGAACGGAGATCAGGAACGCGATCGTCGCCCAGCTGAAGGGCCCCGGGAACAACCGCACCGCCGCCGGCGCGCGCGTGGTGAAGTCGCGCCTTGCCCCGCCGAAGACCGCGAGCCTGCCGTTCGTCTCTGTCTACAACGAGCTCGAGCCGATCAAAGAGGGCGGGGACAAGGGCTCGCGCGAGCTGGAACGGCAATACGAGGTGACGATCTGCGGCTGGGTGATCGCCGCGTCTGACTCCGACGTCGACGACGCCCTCGACGCCCTGGCCCTCGAGATCGAGACCGCGATGGATCTCGATCACACGCTCGACAGCTACGCCTCGACGTCGCACCTGGTGAACACGCAGTTCGGGATCGACCTCTCTGGTGAACGCCCCCTCGGCGCCGTGTCGCTGACCTACGGCTGCACCTACTTCAGCAAAACGCGGAACGCCGCGCCTGTCGACAACTTCGACACCGCTTCGGCGGTCACCGACCTGGGCGGCGAGCAAGCCACGCTGGACGAAACCGCCGTGCTGGTCGAGGACATCAACGCGGGGTGATTGCAGGGCCTGACGCTTTCGTGGTACCAACAGATTCCAGTTTCACAGGAGCCGAACCGTGAACTTCAACACCGTGCCGAGCAACATCCGCGTTCCCTTCGTCGCTGTCGAGATCGATTCCTCGCGCGCGAGCGAGGGCTCCGCCGCGCTCGCCTATCGGGCGCTGCTCGTCGGCCAGAAGATCACGGGCGCCGGCACTGCCTCGGCGAACTCCCTGCACCGGGTGACCTCCGCTGACCAGGTCGCGACGCTGGCCGGTCGCGGTTCGATGCTGCACCGGCAGGCGCTGGCGTGGTTCTCGATCAACACCTCGACTGAGTGCTACATCGGCGTGCTTGCTGACAACTCGGCGGGTGTCATCGCCGAAGGCACGGTGACGTTCGCCGGCACTGCGACCGCTGCCGGAACGATCAGCTTCTACCTCGGCGGCAACCTGGTCGAGGTCGCCGTGGCTTCGGGCGACACCGCTGCGACGATCGCCGCCGCCCTCGCCACCGAGATCGGCAAGCACGCGACTGGCACCGTGACGATGGCGACCGCGATCGCCGGCTCGAACGTGACGATTGGCGCCACCACCTTCGTTGGCACCGTCGGCGCGGTCACGCTCGGTGACGCGACGTATTCGGTCGACACCGGGAACGACGCAGCCGCAACGTCCCTCGCTGCGCAGGTGAACGCGCACGCCGTCGCCTCGCTCGTCGTTCGCGCCTCTGCTGCTGCCGCGGTGGTCACCCTGCGTGAGCACGCCGCGGGCGTCGGCTCGTCTGTCGTGCTCACCAGCACTGGCGCGACCGTCGCCGTGACTGGCTCGCGCACCCTCACCGCGGGCGTCGCTGGCGAGAACCCGGATCTCCCGATGCACGCCACGGTCGCGAGCGCCGTCGTCACCCTGCGCGCGAACAACGCGGGCGCAGTGGGCAACGAGCTGGATCTTCGCCTGAACTACCGCAGCGACTCGCAGGCGCTGCCGGCCGGGATCACCGCGGCCCTGGTGCAGCCGACCAGCGGCGCGACGAACCCCAGCCTGACCGCGCTGATCACCGCGATGGGTGACCAGCAGTTCCATGTCATCGCCCACCCGTACACCGACAGCACCAGCCTCACCGCGATCGAGACCGAGCTTTCGAGCCGGTTCGGCCCGATGCGCCAGGTCGACGGCGTGGCGATCACCGCGAAGGACGACACCTACGCGAACTGCGCCACCCTCGGCGACAGCCGGAACTCGCAGTTCAGTGTGATCCTCCGCACCAACGAGAGCCCGACGCCGCCCGCCGAGTACGCGGCCCACGCCGCCGCCGTCATCGCCTTCCACGGCGAGATTGACCCGGCCCGCCCGTTCCAGACCCTCGAGCTGCCATACGTGCTCGCGCCCGCGCTGGCTGACCGCGACACGCTGACGAATCGGAACACGATCGTCGGCGACGGGATCAGCACCACGAAGGTCGTGGGCGGCGGAATGGTCGTGCTCGAGACGACCGTGACGACGTACCAGACGAACGCGGCGGGCTCGCCCGACAGCAGCTACAAGCAGCTGAACACCATGCTGTCGCTGCTGTTCGCGCGCTACGACTTCCGCACCCGGATCGCGACGCGCTACCCACGCCACAAGCTGGGCGACGACTCCGCGAACTACCCCGCGGGCGAGGCCGTCATGACCCCGAGTCTGGGCAAGGCTGAGGCGATCAGCTGGTACATCGACATGAGCTCGAGCTCGCCCGTCGTGTTCGACCCCGCCGGCCTGGCCGCCTTCAAGGCCGCGCTGATCGTCGAGCGCGACGCGACGGACCGGAACCGGCTCAACTTCATGCTGCCCCCGGACCTGATGAACCAGCTCGTCGCCGTCGCCGCGCAGGTGCAGTTCCGGCTGTAACGAGACAGGCGGGCCAAGGCCACGCCGAACCGAACCCTGAGAGCGGGTGACCCTGCCGGAAAGTCGGCGCCATTTCGAAGCACCCCAGGAGAACGAACATGAGCGGAACGCAGCGCATCGGTGGGCCGGTCGAGATCCAGGCGGGTGGCATCCGCCTCAAGGTGAAGCCTGGCGCGACGTACAACCTGGGCCACCCCAAGCGTGAAGGCGTGCTGGGGGCGAAGGACGCCCACGGCTACAAAGAGGCGCCCCAGATGGCGTTCGTCGAGGCGGAGGTGACGGATCACCGCACCCTCGACGTCAAGGCGCTGACCACGATGGAAGACGCCACCGTGACGGTCACCGCTCCGAACGGCAAGACGATCCTCTTCCACAATGCCTACTACGCGGGCGAGGGCACGGTCAGCACCGACGAGGGATCGCTGACCATCCGGTTCGAGTCGACGCGGCCCGCTGAGGAGATCTAAGCCGTGCGGCTCGAGCTGAAGAAGCCGATCAAGCTCGGCGAACACGGCACGCCGATCGACCACCTGGCGTTTCGTGAGTCGATCTGCGCTGGCGACCTGCGGAACCTGAAGGTCTCAGAGCTCGGTGACATGACCGTCGACAACCTGCTGACCCTGGCTTCGCGCCTGACTGGTCAGCCTGACGTGGTGATGAACAAGCTCGAGCTGGTCGACCTCGGCGAGGTGATCAAGATCGTCGGCGGTTTTATCGAGGCTGGCATGGGTGGGAGCGAAGTCTCGCCGTCGTAGCGGCGACGTTCTCGTTCGGTGCTGGCGACCTGTGGGCGATGACGCTCGACGACCTCGACTTCTGGGTCGATCGAGCGAAGTGGATCAATAACCCCGAGGAGTGACACGCCGTGGCCGCTGAGAAGAAGTTCCCCCTGAGCCTGGTTGTTCGAGCGATCGACAACGCAAGCGGCCCGCTCAAGTCGATGACCGCGCGCTTCGCGGCGATCACCGGCCCGTTCGCTCGTAAAGAATTCGGGATGAACCTCGGCAAGCTCGGCGAGGCGCTGAACGTCGGCGGCTTCATGAAGGTCGGCGGCGCGCTGAAGAACGTCGGCGGCGAGGTCTCAGCTCTGGTGACGCGCTTCGCTGGGCTGGCTCTCGGCGCGGGCGCGATGTTCGCCGCCATCGTGAAGGGCGCGATGGACTCGGGCGACAAGCTCGGGGAAATGGCGCAGCGGGTCGGCCTCTCGGTCGACAGCTACGCGTCGCTGCAGCACGCCGCCGCGCAGGCCGACGTTGAACAGGAA